CACGCGCGAATCGCGCCTCCGCCTCGCGCAGACGCGCCTCAGCCTCATCCTCGCGCCAGAAAACGCCTCGCTGGGCCTCCTCGAGGGAGAACTCTACGTCCACACGCGGCTCTCTCGAGCCACCGCCGCCACCGCCTCCGCCACCGCCACCAGAGCGCTGCCTACGCGCAGCGCGATCACGGCGCAGATCGGCGAGTCGAGGCGTGCTGGGAGCAGCGATCGCAGTGCGCTCACCTCGAGCTGCCGTAACTCGATCACCGAACCGCAGCAGCCCCTCCCACTGCGCCTGGACATCGCGTCCGGCATCGTCAAGCGCCCTGCGAATGGCCGCCGCTGGGTCTCTCCCGCCAACGACCGCGTTCACCGCGGCCCACGCAGCACTCGCGAACCCACTCAGCCCACCGAGGGCGATTCCCACCACCCGACCGATCCCCTCGACACCCGCAGCGACCAGTCCGGTGAGCTCGCCCAATGCCCCACCGACGCCAACGATCACCTCGCGCAGCGACTCGAGCCGCTCGCGAGCGTCGTCTGTACCCGACGCGAACGGCAGCAACGCGTCGGTGAACGCGCTCGCGAACGACCGCGCGAGCTCGTCCCCCGCGTTCGCGAGCGCCCGCAGTCGATCCTCCGCGGTCTCCAGCGCTGGCGGCAATTGGTCAGCGCGCTCGACCAACGCGCGCAGTCGATCCTCCGCCGTGAACTGCGCGGTGTCCGCAACACGCAGGAGCGCGACATCGAATTTCCCGAGCTCCTCGCCACCCTCGGTGACAGTCTCCGCGAGGTTCTCGAGCACCTCCTCGAGCGCCTTCCCCGTGGTGCGCGAGTAGCTGCCCGCGATCCTCCCCAGGGCCTCGAGCTCGCGCTGGGTCACACGAATCCCGCGCTCTGCGAGGGTCTGCGCAGTGGTCGCGAGTTCCAACGAGCTCGCGTACCCACTGGTCGCAGCACTCGCACGTTCGAGCGACACCCCGAGGTTCGCCTCCACCGCCGCGAGCCGCTGCGCAGCATCCGATTGCGCAGCGATCCACTCCACAGCGCCGCGAACACGGTCGACCAGATCGCCAACCGCGTGCGTCACGGCCGTGTATGCCGCTCCGACACGAGTCGCCGCGTCGACCAGCGAGGAGCCACTCGCCTCACCGGTCTCCCCGACCCCCTGCAGGGCACGTTGCACCCGCTCGAGCGCCTGAATCGCAGCGCTCTGCCCCGAAACCTCGAGCGGGATCACGACCGGCTGCACAACCCCTCCAGTGCGCACGCGAGAGCCGCGCAATCCCCAGGGAACACGCTCGCACGCGCGACGCCGATCTCGACACCAGTCGCCACGACCGCGCCCGAGATCGCCGCAACTACAGTCGCCACCGCGGCCCTCAGCGAATCGTCAGCGAGGGTCGTGCGGTCCACCATGACCGGGACCAGCAGAACCACCGTGACGGTTTCGCGCTCGCTCACGGGCAACCTCCTCGGCGTCGCTGCGGGACCGCGCCGCGAGCGCGAGGCCAATCACGTCGAGCGCGACAACGTCCCAGCAGTGCGGCTCCCGACCGAGAACCACCCTGGGGTCGAGCGCGCGGCCATCGGCGGTGAGCCGCTGCCACCGCAACACGCCGAGCGCCCACGGGCTCAGGCGCCGCGAGATTGGACACGAACCGCAGCGCCGCACTCCAGTGATCCGCTCGTGATCCTCCGCCGCCTCCGCGAGGTCCCTGGGCAACTGCGATGGCGGCGTGTAGCCAGCGCGAGGGCACCCCCAACGGCGTTGCAGCACGCGTGCAACCTCCTCCCGAGGTGCCCGCTCCTCCGGTGGCGCCTGCTGCGCTCGTTGTAGTTGCTCGCACCCGCACAGCGCCTCCACACCGCTCAGAGCGCGAGCCTCGCGCCAGCAGGCAGCGCGTAGCGATCCAAAGGGTCGCCGTCGCCCTCGTCCGGGTCGCCGAACTCGGCGCGGTGCAACACCACCGCCCCCAGCTCGTCGATCGCCCACGCACCTCTGGCGACCTCCGCAATCCTCTCCGCCCACGACGGTGGCGCGAGCCGGCCCAGCTCACTGCCAGCACTCTCGTACACCGGCCGCTCCTCTGGCTGGTCAGGGCGCCGAATCGCCACAACTCCAGCGCGGACCGCGAGGAGCGCGCGCTCAGCAGTCCCGGGGGCGTCGAGCACTACCGCGCGCGCGTGGGCGGTGAGGACAGCAACACCGAACAGCGTCGGTCTACGCCCGGGGACGCACGGGATCGCTGCCAGCGCCTCAGGCGCCCGCAACCGCGCGTACCGCACGAGCGCCTCCCGATAGTTCGGTGCCGAACGATCCCACGCGGGATCTCCACGACCAGTGACCAGTGCAACCCACAGTATCCTGTCTAGCGCCATGGCGCCCTCCTCAGATCAACGCGAACCGCATTGGCGCCCACGCCAGATCACGGTGCGCCGCACTGGTCAGATCAGCCGGAACCAGCGTGTCCCTCAGCGCGTGAAACCGCAGGGCGTAGACCGCGCGACCGTTCCGATCCGATCGCACCGGACGGGCCAACAACTGGAGCGCGGGGAATTCCCACGCAGCCAGCGTGGTCGGCGACCCTGTGCCGAGAGTCGGATCGCACGTCACCAGCAGGTGGTGAGTGGTGTCCGTGTCGAACCGCGACACCCAGTCGTGGTCGACACGCACCGTCAGCTCGACCACCACCCCAGTGTCCTGGTCACGCCCCGCAGTGTCCACCCAACCACCGATCCCCGTGCGAGTCCCGCTCGCGCCGATCGCCTGCGCGCTACTGGGAGTCGTGATCGCGATCGACCCAGGCTCGACCGTCAGCGACGCGCCGTCCAGCCAGACTGACGGCAGCCAGACGAGTGGCAGACCCATGTCGTCGTCCGCCGGTGCGTCCCCCAGCGACCACGCGGGGCCCGTGAGCGCGCTCGGCCCCTGATACGCCATCGCGGCGCCCTGCGCCTGAATCTGCGGGATCTGCCCGTGCTCCGGCAGCGACCAGGTGATCGCGCCGAACGCGCCGAGAACGCGCTCCTCGTGAACCGCGCCCTCCTCGATCGCCACGAGTTTCTGCTCGAGCGTGAGCGTGAGCGTGCGCGCGTTCGAGGGCGCGAACGTGCGCGCGCCTCGAACCACCGTGCCAATCGCGGGCGCCGCCGGTAGCGCCGGTCGCACCGTGATAGACCCCGCACCAGTGTCGACCGCAGAGACCACGCGCACCACGTGACCGACCAACACCACCTCTCCCACACGACGCCCCGTGGTGCTCGCCACTGGCAGAACAGTCGTGGTCGCGCCGGCCTCCACAGTGGTCCCAGCAGCAGCGTAACGACGACCCAACAGGTGCGTGAGCAGATGGTCGTGGGAGAGGAGCGTGTCGGTAGCACCGGGTGTTAGGCGATTCGCCTCGCGAATCCCGCTCAGGTGGACCGCCAGCCCCCACTCCACCGACACGCCACCCGCGATGTGCCGCGGATTGTCCCAGCGGCAGGGACTCTCCGCAGGAACACCGACGCGCTGTTGAGTCGCTGCGCGCACCAGCGGGTTGCCGCGCAACGCGCGAATCCTCACCACCGAACCTGGGTGAACACCCGGTGCGGTCTCAGTCCCAATCCCGGTGATCGTGTGATTCGTGAGCACGTTGAACTGTGCCATTCCCTGTCACTCCCACCGAACAGTCGCGGACTGCAGGGCGTTCGCGAGCTGCCCGGTTGCAATGCCCGGCGTGGCACTCAGCCCACGCCGCAACTTTCTCAGCCGTGTCTGAGGCGTGTTGGACACGTATTGCCCGGACCACAGACGACGCGCGAGAGCGCGCGCGACACCAGTCCCAGCGAGGAGTGTGAGCTCCTCCAGCGAGAAAAACCTGGCCCGCGGGTGCGCGCGAACGTACTCGAGCACCTCGGGGTCCAGGTGCTGGTGCAGCCGTGGAAATCGGCGCATCAGCACGCCCAGCACCAACGAGTTCTGCACACCCTCGCGCCTCACGGGGAGATCCGCCACCGCTCGCAGATGCCCGAGATTCGACTGCCTCAACCCCCTGACAGTCGCTGTGAGCGCACCAACGCGAGTGCTGACCTTCCCGAGGCGAATCACGACACCCACCCCGGGTCTGTGATTGCGCTGGCGACTGTCCAGCGCAGCGGGATCTGCACGACCACCCGCCACCCGGATACCACGATCACCGGCTCCCCAACCGCGCAGAACAGTGCCACGCCCGCCCACACAGGCGGGTGCGAGAACACCCACAGCAGCCCGCCGCAATCAGCGATCGCACGACGCGTGGCGTCCTGAACCACGCCCAGATCAGGCGCCGGCGGCGGCTCGAGGAGGTCCGTGCGCGGCAGCGCGTACTGCACACGCAGCGTCGCGCGCGCAGAGAGAATCGCAGGACCCTGCCAGCTGTTCGGAGGACCACCGTCCTCGGTCGACACGCTTTCCCACTGCAGATCCCACACGCGGTCCGCAGGAACGTCTTGCCAGGCGGCAACAGGGGCCTCAGCACTCACCGGGCGTGCCTCGCGCCAGTCGCCGCTCGATACCCAGCGACCGCCAGCCGTGTACGTGCCCGTGAGCAGCCCCCGAACGCGCTCCGTGATCGGTGCCGTCACCCGCACGGCTCAGCACCTCCACCAGGTGAAACTCGCGCCCCGTGGGCGCACCGACGGCCCCTGTGGCTGCGCCGCCAACAGCTCGGCCAGGTACCGCTCTCGGTGGACTCGCGCCTGCGACGCGAACACGTCCACCAGCCCGGAAACCGCGTCGTTCCGCACGCTCGCAGCCTCGAAAACCAGTGCCGCAGCGAGGTGCGCAGTCGCGGTGACCAGCGCCTCTGGCGCGGTGATCTCGCCCTCCGAAATCCCTCGCGAGGCGAGCGCCTGCAACACCTGGCGCTCAGCCTCCGCAGAGTAATCCGACAGCGCGACCGCCGGCACCCCGCGAGGGACACGCAGCGCGTTCACACGCGCCAACGCATCACCCACCAACGGGGCGCGCAGGTAGACCGCGCTGTCGGTCACAGGAATCACGGCGTGAGCCCGTCCAGCACTGCCGCTCCAGGGATCAACTCCTGCGCGACGCCGACGTATCCGACCGCACGATCCGCGATCTCGTCCGTGCTCTGCGAGACCGGCAGGTGATACACCCCGATCCCGAACGGCCCCTGCGCCACCAACCGCGCCCCCTGCGCAGCCGCGTCAGCCACGCCCTCCGCAGCGATCAGCCGCAGCCCCTGCCCCTCACCGAGGGTCAGGGCGAACACGCTCGTGCACACAGGCCCCGACGTGCCGCGCTCGCGATTCGTTGGGACATATTCTGTCGCGAGCACGGGCACACCGTCGTAGGCGACAGTTTTCCTCGAGCCGACCTCGGTGAACGTCTCCGCGCTGCGGTCGCGCAACAGTTTTCGGATCGCGCGCCGTCCACGGTGTGAGGTCACGAGCACGCGCATCCCGTCGCCGCGACACATGTCCAGGAGCTCGTCGAGCAGCTCGAACGTGATCGGGCCACCGTTGGTGCCCGCGTAGAGCCACCGCGAGGCGTGAGGCGCGAGCAGCTGGTAGAGCCCGTCGGGTTCAGCAGCTCCACGGGTGACCGTCACGACCGCGGTCGTTGCGGTCGTGAGCGCAGTCGCACCACGCGTGATCGTGAGCCGCAACTCCCCGTTCGCGCTCACGACAGTGCCGGTGCTCGACGCGGGGATCACCACCGGCTCGCCGAATTCCGCGTCACCAGGGCCCCGGTAGCGAAACGTTCCACCGCCCGCGGTGGTGTACCGCAGCTGCGCGAGACCTCCGAGATCGAGATCCCACTGCCCGCTCGGCACGAGCGCAGTCACCCCTCCAGCCACAGCGAGCGGCGATCCGGGATCGAGAGCCGCAGTAGGCGCACTCGAGCCCGTGATCGTGACCCGTGCGATCTCGCGCGAAATCGCAGTGAACGCGCTCGCAGCGAGCGCACCGTGAACCGCCTCGGCGCCACCAGCGCGCGCGGCATCCTCGGGCGTGATCGACGGCTGCGCGACGATTTTTCGGCACTCAGCCAGCACGCGGCCATATCGAGGACCAGCAGTCGCCGTGATCGCTGCCCCGGGGGCGACCCACTGAGCCGCTCCAACACTGAGACGCCTCGTGTAGCTGTACTCGCGCTGGCGCTGAACGGTTACCGGAAGAACCGACGCGAGTTCGTCAGCCACAACCATTGCCTCGACAGCGCCTGAGAGCGCTGGCGAAATCCCCGCGTTGGCGGCGAGCTGGAGGAGAGAGACCGTTGCCACAAACACACTCCCGCGCGCCGTTAACGGGGCGCGCTACCGTCGTGAAATCCCCAGCGCGATCCGCTCGGCTGGGGAAAGATGTCTCCAGTCCGAGGGCACAGCCCCATTGCCGCGCCCGTGTTGGGCTCCGGATCCACTCGGAGCGCGCAGCAGCGACGGGAACCGCTGCCGCAACCACGCGTGCACCGCAGCGCGGTCAGCGAGATCGAGATCCGTGTCGCGATCCCGCAGCGACACGACCTCTCGCCCCTCGAGCTCCTCGACCACCGCGAGCGCGCGCAACCTCGCCTCCGCGAGCTCGAGCGCGTCAGGACCAACCCAGTCGAGACCAGCCAGCGCACTCGACACCGCAGCGCTCACCGCCTGCGCCTGCAGGCGCTGCCGCAACCCCTCGAGCTCGCGAGTGCGAGCCTCGAGCTCGCGCTGCAGACGCCGAGCCTCGTGCGCAGGGTGTTGCGAGGGCTGTCGCGACTGCTGCGGCGCCTGCTCGGTCTCCGCCGTGGTAGACGCCGCGCCCTCGAGCTGCGCACGCAGCGCCGCGAGTTCCCGCTGAAACCTCGCGCGCTCACGCGCGAGGATCCGGTCGAGCTGTTCCTGGGTGAACTGTCGTGGCGCCTGTGGTGCCTGCGGCGCCTCCGAGGCCACCGAATCGCCCGCCGGCGCAGAACCCGCCGGGGGGGACGAGTCCGCGCGTGCACCCGTATGGGGAGGAGCAGCGGTGACGGTGTTGGCGGGCGGTTCAGGGGTCTCAGACACAGTTCACCTCCCCGAATTGGCGGTCGGGTCCGCAACCCCGGAGACGGCCGGGTCCGGAACTAACAGAGTTCGCGACTCCCGATCGTACAGAGTTCCCAACTCCCGATCCAGCACAGCACGATCGGTGTCCGGATCTAGAGCCAGCGCCAACTGCCGACGCGCCGACCTGCGCGCCACAGGGAGATCCGCGCGCTCGAGGGCCAGCACCGCACGCTCGAGCGCCGCATCGACGTCCTCGGGGTCGAAATCGTTCGGATACCGAACCACCGTGCCCGCGAGGTATGCCGCTGGATCCCCTCCCTCCCACAGCGCCACCAGCCTCACCAGATCGCGCTCGAACACCGACAACTGCTCGGTCGCGTCCACCAAAATCGAGCGCCGCGGCAGGAATCGATAGGCCCGCGCAACGCCGCTCTCAGGCGCCCCCTGCGCCTCAGGGACCGGGGCGTCCAGATGCGCGGCGCGGTAGACCTCCTCGAGCAGTTCCCTGCGACGAGCAGCGTAATGCTGCGCCAGGTCCGCTGGCGGAGAGAGGTATGCGGGGAACTGAACCTCGGGCTCGACCACCAATCCCCCGTGAGTCCCCAACGAGAGCCCCTCGAGCGCTCGAGGATCGCGCGACTGGACCACCAGCACCGGGAACGCGGTGCCGCGTTCGACAGCGCGTGCCTCACTGGTCACCTGATAGAGCTCGAGCGACGCAGTCACCGCCCCGTCGAGGTGACTGGTGCCGTAGAGCACCCCTGGCTCGTCCGGTGGTGTCCAGTAGAGCACCGCGAGTGGAACTCGATCCAACGGGTGCTCACCACCGCCGAGCTCCTCCACTCGACCACCAACCACTCGGTGCTGCTGCCACCACTCGCGTGTCCAGGTGGTGTAGAGGAGCGACACCGATTGTTCGGCGCCGAACGGATCGCGCGAGGCACTCGCCGAGCACAACCTCACCCAATCGAGCGCGCCGTCAGCGCCAAATCCCCAGTCGACGACCTCCTCAGGCTGCAGCCACCGAGCGACTGTGCGCGCAGTGGCGAGTGACTGAGGTGCCGCAGGGCGATCCACGATCGCGGCACACCACCCGAACAACTGCGCCCGGCGCGACCCAACCTGCAGCCAGCGATCGATCGCAGACCCATCGCCGTCAGTGTCACGCCACATGGCCTCCACGGTCGCGATCGAGGTCTCGCGATGCGGAGGACGCCTCCACAGCTGTCCCTGGTACTGCGCCACGATCGCGCGCAGGTGTGGGCGGTAAAAACTCACTCGCTGTCGCTCCGCGAACGCCTCGCGAGTCTCCCGCGGGTAGCGGCGCAGGTAGCTGCCTGGGATCGCACCCTCCCCGAGCACCGTGTCGCCCACGGCGAGTTCAGTCGTGAGCCCGTGATCGACTGCGTGCCGGAAACCACCAGTGCCGCGATAGCAGTCGCGAACCAGCGACCACCAGGATCGACCCTGAGAACCCGTGTAATCAGGGTGTCGGCGAGAGAGGATTGCGGCGAGATCCATGGGACATATCCTGTCACAATCGTATCGAGCGCGTCGAGCCGCCGTGCGCCAACACCGCCCACGCGCACGAGAGCGCGTCCACGAGATCGTCGTGCGCGCCAACGGGGAACGCGAGAATCTCGTCGCGCGCCCACGACGGCAGGGAACGCGAATGGCGCACTAGCCCCTGCTCGTAGCGCGCCTCTAGGGGTGCGAACCGCGCGGTTTTGTCTCGGTCAGGACGGATCGGTCGAACCGCGTGAGTCGTGATCCGACAGAGCTCCTGCACCGCAACCCGCTGGTAGGCGACGTCCTCGACTGCGATCGTGTCGACACGCCACGCACTCGCGACCGAATCGATCGCGCGCAGCACCTCGCTGAACGGCGCGCGGAATCGCTGCGCCTCGAGAACCCACACGCGCCCAGAGGGCTCGCGACCGAGAACCGCGAGCGCAGTCCAATCAGCCGTGTCGCGCAGCGACACCGCGAGATCGACCCCCAGCACCACGCGCGCGAACTGCTCTCTCGGTGGCGGCTCAGCCTCCACCACCCAATCAGCGCGAATCCTCGCCCCCGCAGCGCTCACCCACTCGGCGCCGTATTCCCTCCGCCAGGCAATCGACGGCAGGTCCGCACGCGCCGCCGCGAGCTCGCCGGGATCGAGCAGCGGCGAGGTCCAACTCGGTCGGTGCCACCCCGCGGTATCCTGCGCCTCACCGCGCTGGGCGCGCTGAAACCAGCGGTGCAACCACCCGCCCTCAACCGCCGGAGTAGTGAGTACAACCGCACGACCACGACGGTCCGTGAGAGTCGGGCGCAACACCTCAGTCCAGACCCTCTCGGGGAGATAGTCTGCCTCGTCCAACACCAGCAGATCCACACCGATCCCGCGCAGATTGTCCTCGCGATCCGCGCTGCGGAACGCGATCCTGCCGCCGCGCAACGAGATCGTGCGGTGAGCCCGAGAGACCACCACCCCCGGCACCGGCAACACAACTGCGAGGATCAACCGAAACGCGAGATCGCTCTGCGCGCACACCGGCGCGGCCCAGAGGACCTGCTGACCACGCAGCAACGCCTCGAGCGCGAGCACCGCGCCCAAACGAGTTTTCCCCCAGCGACGCCCGCAGATCACCAGCCGGTGGCGAACCGCGCTGCGCGCGATCTCCGCCTGCCCCGAGTGCAGTGGCGGCAGGACCACTACTCCGGCCACTGAAGCACCACCTCGGGTGGAGGACCTAGACCACCTGCGCGCAGTTGCGCGCGCAGTCGGCGCAGCTCCGCACGCGCACGCGGCTCACCGCCCCGGTGCTCGAGCAGCCACGCTGCCGCGCGCCAATCCTGGAGCGCGCGGCGCTGCACCATCCCGAGCAGCGCCACCTCGGTCTGCGCCTCCACGGCCGCGATCTCCGCCACCTGCGCAGCCACCCCAGGGGCCGCAGTGCCCGCACGCGCCTCTCGCACCCACCGCGACCAATCCGCAGGGCGCACACCCACCGCCGCCAGCGCAGTCCGCGCAGAGGCCCCAGAGCGGAGGGCTGCGAGAACCGTGTGTAACTGCGAGTCTGTCAGCACGGTAGTCTGTAACTACGGTAGTCTGTAACTACGGTAGTTCGGAACTTACAGAGTTCGCAACCGTCAGTACTGAACAGACGGCCGTACACACACGGGGCGGTGTGTGTACACCCCCCCCTCCAGCCCACCGAGCGCCCCGAGCGCCCTCTCTCGCCCCCCCCAACAGCACGAAACCCCCTGAAAACTAGGGGGGCGAAAAAATCGACACGCCCCTGTCAGATTCCCCTTGACTCCTTTGCGACCCGGGTCTAAGCTCCGTCAGTGAAAGGAGCCCCCGGGCGGAGAACCCGGGGGGAATGAAGATGGACCTGAAACTCGAAGAAGCGTACCGTGCCGTTTTTGACGCTGGATTCGAGGGCCGCGAGGCCCCAGTGGCACCGGAGGGTTACGAGGCCGCATGGGAGGCGGCCTACGCGGCTGGCCGCGCGGCCGCCGCAGCGCGCAAGGCGCGAGAAATGCCCGTTCCTAACGGCAAAGGACAGTGGGTGTCAGTGCTCACCCCCACCGGGGTCGTGCACTGGCGAACCTAGCCCAGCGCCCCCAGCACCCCCGGGCGCCCCCGCGCGCCCTCCAGCCCCTCCAGCGCCCCTCTCGCTCCCGCGCCCTCGAGCGCGCCCTCGAGCCCTCCAGCGCCCCGAGCGCCCCCAGCACCCCCGGCGCCCCCCGCGCCTCCACGCCCCCCTCGCCCCCCTCGCCCCTCGAGCGCCCCCCACAGCCCCTCCAGCGCCCCGAGCGCCCCCAGCACCCCCGGACGCCCCACGCGCGCCCTCCAGCCCCCCTCCGCGCCCTCCGCCCCCCTCCAGCCCACCCTCGAGCGCCCCACAGCCCCTCCAGCGCCCCGAGCGCCCACCGAGCGCCCACCGAGCGCCTCCGCGCGCCCTCGAGCGCGCCCTCGAGCGCGCCCTCGAGCCCTCCAGCCCACCGAGCGCCCTCCGCCCCCCTCCAGCGCCCCCTCGCCCC